TATCTTTTGGGGGTGGTTATTTAGGCCCATTTATACCAGTTGGAGGCACAACATCAAGTTTCCCCGGATTAAAACGCAACGGAACGGCTATTGATTTTAGGTTGGCTGATGATAGTGCAGCGTGTAATATTAGTGCAAATAACATAACGGCTTTGGCGGGTATTGCTGCTTATTCAACTATTGAAGGTTATAGTTCAAGTCAAGCGGGTTCGTTTACGGGTGCGGTTCGTGTTGGGTCGGGAGGCTCTAATTCTGCAAGTGCAATTTTAGATGTAGTTAGCACAACAAAAGGATTCCTACCACCCCGAATGACAACAACCCAACGGGATGCCATTGTCACACCTGCAACGGGATTAAAAATCTACAATACAACCTTAGGAACTACCGATACTTATGACGGGGCAACTTGGCAAAGATTTGGTCAACAGACATTAATCAAAGGCAGTGGCTCAACATCCGCCACTACATCGCTTTTGGTGCAGAATAGTGCGGGGAGTAATTTATTAAGAATTAGAGATGATGGTAATATATTTTGCGAAGGCGGAGGTGCATTTAGTTCAGTTGGCATTATTGGTACTGCATACGGCTTATTTGGGGGTGCAAGTTATATAGCAAGTGCATCGCTTGTTTGTGGTGGCACAACACAAGGATTCCTCCCACCCCGAATGACAACAACCCAAAGGGATGCGATTGTCACTCCTGCAACGGGCCTCAGAATTTATAACACAACAACAAACACAAACGACACATACAACGGTACTGCATGGCAGAGCAACTCTGTAAGCGGAGTATCAGGTGCGATTCAGTTCAGCAATGGAAGTGCGTTTGCAAGTGATGCGGCTAATTTCTTTTGGAACAATACCACAAAGAGATTGGGTATTGGCACAAATACGCCAACAACTTCGTTAGATGTTAATGGTTCAATAAGAGCTGGAGTCAATTTAACCGTTGTTGGTGAAATACAAAATCCAACCGTTGGAGTTGTCAATATCAATGGCGAACTAAGAGTGGCAAGTCCAAATGTAAGTATTGGTTTAACTTCATATCCAGCAAGGTTAGCAGTCAAAGGCAGTGGCTCAACCTCCGCCACGACATCGCTTTTGGTGCAGAATAGTGGGGGGACGGAATTGTTAAAAGTTTCAGATAATGGAGACCTTACCACTACTGATATAATTGCACGGAGTATTTATGCAAAAACATCAACTTTGGATTTGCGTGGTAATTCAAGCGGAAGTGCAAGTTCAGCATCGTTACAAGGTTTTGTATCGGGGCTTGGGTGGCTCAGTATGTTTACCGCTGAAAGTGGAAAGGATTTTGGACAAATACCAAGGGGAGCGGTAGTCAATGGAACTACGATTGATGCAAGTGCTATTTTTCAAGCGGATTCCACAACCAAAGGATTCCTACCGCCCCGAATGACAACAACGCAAAGAACGGCAATTACCGGGACTGCGGGTCTTATGGTCTACGATACCACGGTAAACAAATTATTCGTACACAACGGTGTAGGATGGGAACAAATTCAATCTATATAACTATATTTGCACAATCATATGAAAGCTCTAAAAATCAATCAGCCAGTAAACTTAAATTCTGGCATCGCCATCCCAAGTGGATCAATCGTTGTAATAGCAGAAGGCTACTGCGATGTAAAAAGCACAAAAGACGGAATGATTCCTTCTCAAGTGTCTACTTTCTTGTACGTTTCTGAAAGCGCAATCGCTGAAGGTAAAAGCCCTATCATTGACATCGCTGACTACAGTCCAGTATTCTCTGGACTTCAGTTGAGCGTTGCTGACTATCAAACTAAGACCGCTGAGTCTTTGTTGATTGACGCTGTTCAGTCTAGCCTTGATCAAGTTTACGGTGTAGAAAACGTAGAAGAAATCAACTTGTGAAAAAAATGCTAGAGATGTTCAAGGGCGACAAGGGAGAGGTGTCTTCCAAGCGTGTCGTTGGGATCGTTGGTGCCTTGGTCCTTTTTGCGACCATGGCACACAACAGCCTGAGCCCAGAGGAGATCGCCCCTAGCAAGGACCTAGTATCCGCAGTAGAGTTCGTGGTGATCGCGTGCCTTGGATTCACAAGCATCGACAAGTTTGCAAATAAAGACAATGCCCAAGGATAAGCCGATAGCAAAGACTACCACCGGAAAGGGTGCCAACTACTTGCCAACGAGCAAGGGCGCAGGCATGACTGCTAAGGGCGTAGCTGCGTATCGAAAGGCCAACCCAGGTAGCAAGCTGAAGACCGCAGTTACCGGCAAGGTAAAGGCAGGCAGTGCAGACGCAAAGAGACGCAAATCTTTCTGTGCTCGCAGTGCTGGCCAGATGGCAGACTTCCCAAAGGCAGCCGCAGACCCGAACTCACGCCTCAGACAGGCACGTAAACGCTGGAAATGTTAAAATACGCAGTTGCTATATTGCTACTCACATCGTGCAGTGCCAACTGGCACCTTAAGCGTGCAATTAAAAAAGACCCATCACTACTCTTGAGTAGGGATACGGTGTTGGTACACGACACCCAGTTCGTAACAAAGGAGCGTGTGCTTACCGACAGCTTCTTTACCACGTGCTATGACACGATCGTAATAGAGGACAGCTTTGTCTATACCAAGGTGATCCGAAGGGACAATGTGATTAAAGTTTACACTAAGTGTAAGTCAGATACCGTACGTATTACTACGAAGATCCCATTCAGCTTGCCACCAACAGTATCTTATAAGAACGATCCGTTCTGGAAATCTTTGGCAATTGCGTTCGGTACCTTGTTATTGTTAATTATTATCATTAGATTTGTACTTAAATGAAATCGTTAGAAACACAAGAATTGGAATCGCTTAGATCTTTGAGCTCAAAGGTAAAGAACCTAAAGGAAGAGATCGCTGACATTGAAGTAAACTTGTCTCGCTTGAACAACCGTAAGCCTGCTCTTATCTTTGATATTGAGAACACCGCTGAGGAGTTGACTAGCCTGCAAGGGGAATTACAAGAGAAGTATGGTAACGTTGTTATCGACCTAAACACAGGAGAAATAAAAGATGGCCAATATTAATACTTATCCAGTAGACACCACGCTGGTGGGTACTGAGAAACTTTTGATGTCTAACACACCTGCCGGTGATGCGACAAATAACACGACTGTCGCGGCAGTTGCTGTCTACACATTCGGAGCGGGAGCTCCTAAAGTTACACAAGCTCAGAGACTCGCTATCGTATCTCCAGTTGTCGGCCAGTTGGTTTACCAGACAGACGCAACTGAAGGAACGTATCAGTACAAGTCTACGGGCTGGGTTGCGTTATGATCGTAAGGAAGGTATCTATAGGCCAGGACTACAAGTCTGATGCCATGCACTACGTGCTTGGTCAGGACGTGCTGCGTGGCGAGTACAAGATATCTCTCATGCTATTAAAGGACGACGGGACCGTAGCCGTTTGGATCAAGAATGCCTCTGGTATGATGCTTTGGAAGACCTTCAACAGCAACATGCCAATCTCAATTGAATACGATATAGACTTTTAAATAAAATGAAATCACCGCTCTACTTTGTGGTAGAGCCTGTTGGCGACAAGCTTTACGACAGCACAACAGATTATGGGCTCATCCTGAGCTCATCAAAGGAGGACCACACGGCAACCAATCGATTTGCTACGGTCATCGCCACTCCGATCGGTTACACTGGGGAGATCGTTCCCGGTGACACACTCATGGTACACCATAACGTGTTCAGAAAGTACTTCGATGTACGTGGAAAGGAGAAGTACGGGCCATCTCACTTTAGGGATAAGACCTTCTTCATCGACTTCGATCAGTTCTTTTTGTACAAGCACGAAGATGTCTGGAAGGCGCCGCACCCGTACTGCATGGTCAAGCCATTGGATAACGATAACTCCACTATGATCAAGAGCACTGACATGGAGGCACCGCTGGTCGGGATCCTCAAGTACGGAAATGAGTATCTTTACTCTAAGGGGCTAAAGGACGGTGACACGGTTAGTTTCCAGCCGGAGAGCGAGTACCCGTTCACGGTGGACGGAGAGAAGCTGTACCGGATGTTTAGCAAGAACATATGCGTGGCACTATGACCGAGAAAGAATTTAAGGAAAAGATTATAGAGGCTGCGGAGAAGGCTATACACGAGCTGATCGCGGTTGCAAAGGAGCCGATCCTGAACAATAACTCAGAGACGGACCTGTCTGCCGACAAGCTTAAGAACGCTGCGGCTACCAAGAAGCTGGCCATCATGGACGCATTCGACATTCTCAAGAGGATACAGGAGGAGCGTAACATGCTGGAGACGCCGGAGGCTAAGGTATCTGCGTCTGTAGACACCAAGAAGGGATTTGCAGAAAGATTCTCTAAATGAGCAGGCTGTACGAGGTCATAAAGGATCCGATACCAAAGGACGTATTGACCAAGGGCAACAAGGCAGGCTCGTGGGAGTACGGGTATAACCCCAAGTACGACGTAATCGTCATCTCCAAGGACGGGACAATCGGACCGGTCTACGAGATTAACGGGCTAAAGATAGCGTTGCCGTTTCCAAAGCATGTAGAGGACCGCGGGGGAAAGTGGGTACCACAAGAGTATCCAAAGGAGCTTTCCAAGCTAAAGACAATATTCGACTGGAACAAGTACGACAACCAGTTCAAGGGCAAGTGGGTCGACTACATCGAGACAGAGTTTGACAGGAGAGAGCACGGTTTCTGGTTCCTCAACAAGAAGCAAAAGACATACATTACCGGCACACACTACATGTACCTCCAGTGGACAAAGATCGATATCGGTCTACCGGAGTTCCGTGAGTCTAACCGCATATTCTTCATTTACTGGGAGGCCTGCAAGGCAGATACAAGATGCTTCGGCATGTGCTACCTCAAGAACAGGCGCTCTGGTTTCTCGTTTATGAGCTCATCCGAGCTGGTGAACATCGGTACCATTACAAAGAATGCAAGGCTCGGTATCCTGTCTAAGACCGGATCCGATGCCAAGATCATGTTCACGGACAAGGTCGTTCCTATATCTACAAATTACCCGTTCTTCTTCAAGCCGGTCCAGGACGGCATGGACAAGCCTAAGACGGAGCTCGGTTTCCGGGTACCTGCGTCCAAGATCACACGCAATAATATGGACAAGAACGAGGAGGACATTGAGGGGCTAGACACGTCCATCGACTGGAAGAACACTGCAGACAACTCGTATGATGGAGAGAAGCTAAAGCTGCTCATTCATGACGAGAGCGCCAAGTGGACCCCACCAAATAACATCGAGACCAACTGGCGTGTGACAAAGACGTGTCTTCGTTTGGGTTCTAGGATCATCGGCAAGTGCATGATGGGATCTACCTCTAACGCCATGGACAAGGGCGGATCTGGGTACAAGGTGCTCTATAATGACTCGGACCCAAGAAAGCGAAGCCAGAACGGGCAGACAAAGAGCGGGCTCTATGCTTTATTTATCCCAATGGAGTGGAACTTCGAGGGATTCATCGACGAGCATGGATGGCCGGTACTTGAGAAGCCGGAAGAGCCGATAAAGGGGATAGACGGGGGATGGATATCCAACAGCGTTGTCGACTACTGGGAGAACGAGGTACAGTCATTGAAGTCTGACTCGGACGCACTGAACGAATTCTATCGTCAGTTCCCACGCACAGAGTCTCACGCATTCCGTGACGAGAGCAAGCAGTCTCTGTTCAACCTGACCAAGATATACCAGCAGATCGACTACAACGACTCCATGATCAAGGGCCAGATGATCACCCGTGGTAACTTCCACTGGAAGAACGGAGAGAAGGACAGCGAGGTTGTGTGGACTCCAGAGAATACCGGCAGATTCTACATCTCGTGGTTCCCCGACAAGCCAAACAATGTCATCGACATCAACGGAAGGAAGAAGCCGGGCAACGAGCACATGGGCACATTCGGATGTGACCCTTACGATATCTCAGGCACCGTAGGCGGTGGCGGATCTAACGGATCTTTGCACGGAATGACCAAGTTCCACATGGACAGCGGTCCGTGCAACCAGTTCTTCCTGGAGTACATCGCAAGGCCACAGACCGCGGAGATATTCTTCGAGGACGTACTGATGGCGTGTGTCTTCTACGGAATGCCGGTACTGGCGGAGAATAACAAGCCAAGACTACTTTACCACTTTAAGAACAGGGGATACAGAGCGTTCGCTACGAACAGGCCCGACAAGCCCATTGCGAAGCTCTCTAAGACAGAGATAGAGATCGGGGGGATACCCAACACCTCCGAAGACATTAAGCAGGCTCACGCATCTGCTATTGAGAGTTACATCGAGCAGCACGTCGGCATAGACATGGAGGGAACTTACCGTCCGTCTGACGAGATGGGCGTAATGGCATTCACTAGGACCCTTGAGGACTGGGCAAGATTTGATATCAATAACCGTACAAAGCACGATGCTTCTATTAGTTCCGGACTTGCAATTATGGCTAACCAAAAACACTTATATTTAAAGGCTGTACAGAAGTCGAAAATAAGCGTTAAATTTGCACAATACGATAACAAAGGCTCCGAAAGCCAGTTGATAAGATAATGACAGAACCAACCATTGCAATAAGCCCAAGCAGCTTCCCAACTCAGTTGGCCACTGATGCCGAAAAGGCCTCAAAAGAGTATGGCCTAAAGATAGGAAGTGCTATTCAGTACGAGTGGTTTCGCAGAGATGCGGGTTCTTGCCGTTTCTACAACCAGTGGACAGAGTTCCACCGCCTGCGTTTGTACGCCCGTGGTGAGCAGTCTGTCGAGAAGTACAAGAAGGAGATGTCATTCGACGGAGACCTTTCGTACTTGAACTTATCTTGGACCCCGGTCCCAATCATACCCAAGTTCGTTGACATCGTTGTCAACGGGATGGCAGACAGAAACTTCAGCGTAAAGGCCGTTGCACAGGATGCGATGGCCGCTGAAAAGAGGTCTCAGTTCCAGGACATGATTGAGGGCGACATGGTTGCAAAGGACTTCTTGCTCCAGACAAAGGAGCAGTTCGGAGTGGACGCTTTCAACACAGACGTTGAGAACTTGCCATCTACCGACGAGGAGTTGCAGCTTTATATGCAATTAAATTACAAGCCTAGCATCGAGATTGCCGAAGAAGAGGCGATCAACACAATCCTAGAGCAGAACAACTATGCAGACATTAAGAAAAGAATCAACTATGACTTGGCAGTGCTGGGTGTGGGTGGGGCAAAGCACAACTTTTTGCCCGGGGCAGGTGTTAAGGTCGAGTACGTTGACCCGGCCAACCTGGTATACAGTTACACCGAGTCACCAACATTTGACGATTGCTTTTATTATGGTGAGGTAAAGCAGGTCCCGATCACTGAGCTGATCAAGATCAAGCCTGACATTACCAAGGAAGAGATGAACGAGATTTCTAATCTAGGCTCAGCTTGGTACAACTACTATGGTATCATGCGTCCTTACAGGGACGACATCTTCTCCAAGGACAATGTTACGCTTCTTTATTTCAACTACAAGACAGACAAAAAATTCGTATACAAGAAGAAGTTCTTGGACAACGGAGGAGAGCGAGTTATCCGCAAGGACGAGAACTTTAACCCCGAGGTAACTCCAGAGGACAGGTTCGAGAAGGTAGAGAAGAGAATTGACGTTTGGTACGAGGGTATCCTTGTGATGGGATCGAACCACTTGATCAAGTGGGAACTTTCCAAGAACATGGTAAGGCCAAAGTCTGCGTCTCAGTACGCATACTCTAACTACGTGATGTGTGCTCCACGCTTGTACAAGGGCGTTGTCGAGTCATTGGTGCGCAGGATGATATCATTCGCCGACCTGATTCAGATGACTCACCTTAAGCTGCAGCAGGTACTTACTAAGATCGTTCCAGACGGTGTATTCATCGACGCTGACGGGCTTACCGACGTTGACCTAGGCAATGGTGCCGCTTACAATCCAGAGGACGCTCTACGCATGTACTTCCAGACCGGTAGCGTTATCGGTAGAAGCTACACCTCTGACGGTGAGTTCAACAATGCACGTGTCCCAATTCAAGAGCTAAACTCTAACTCTGGTCAGGCTAAGATTTCTAGCTTGATCGGTACATACAACCATTACCTGTCTATGATCAGGGACGTTACAGGACTCAACGAGGCCCGTGACGGTTCAATGCCATCGTCTGACGCACTAGTTGGTGTTCAGAAATTAGCAGCCGCTAACTCAAATACCGCCACAAGGCACATCCTTGACGCAGCGCTTTTCATCACAAGAAGGCTATCGACCTGTGTGTCTGGACGTGTGTCTGACATATTGGAGTACGCTGACTTCCGTGAGGAGTTCGCTAACCAGATCGGCAAGTATAATGTGCAGATCCTAGAGAGCATCAAGGACCTTTACCTGCACGACTTTGGTATCTTTATCGAGGTATCTCCAGACGAGGAAGAGAAGCAACAGCTCGAGGCTAATATCCAGATGGCATTGTCTAGAGACCAGATCGGTCTAGAGGATGCAATCGACATCCGCGAGATCAAGAACTTGAAGCTTGCCAACCAGTTGTTGAAGGTTAAGCGCAAGGAGAAAGAGAAGAAGGAGATGGAGAAGCAGCAGCAGATCTCTCAGTTCCAGTCGCAGGCAAACATCGAGGCCGCTAACGCTACAGCGCAGGCCAAGATGCAACAGATCCAAGCCGAGACTCAGTCTAAGATCGAGATTAAGAGGGCAGAGGTTCAGTTCGACGTGGAGAAAATGCAGCAAGAGGCACAGATCAAGTTAGGCCTTATGCAGCAGGAGTTCCAGATGAACATGCAGCTCAAGGGCGCAGACATGCAGAGCCTAGCCGAAAAGGACAAGATGAAGGAAGAGGCAAAGGATAAACGAGTATCTTTACAAAATACACAGCAATCAAAGTTGATCGAGCAAAGAAAAAACAACTTGCCACCGGTAGACTTCGAGTCGAATGAGGACACCCTTGATGGCTTTGACCTAGCGTCATTTGAGCCAAAATAGTGTGTCACAATTATTCGTAAATTTGTGACCAAATAATTAAATCTAATATGACAAACGAATTTAAAGTGCGTTCTGTCTCTTTCGATGAGGAGAAATCCGTTCAAGAAATCGAGGCACAACTGCTAAAGGAACACGAAGAGAAGAATGGCATCTCTTCAGAGGAAACGCCAGTAGAGACCACAGTGGTGGGATCGGATGGCACGATTGAAAAAGAAAGTGTCGAAGAGACTCCGGGGGCAACCCCAAGAGAATTGGAAGACACAGACGTTCTTACATATCTTAAAAATCGGTACAACAAGGAGATCAACTCAGTAGACGAGTTGTTTTCCGCAAGAAAAGAGGCCGAGGAATTGCCGGAGGACGTGTCAGCATTCTTGAAGTTCAAGAAGGATACGGGCCGCGGATTCGAAGACTTTGTTAAAATTAACAAGGACTACGATGCAGTTCCCGCCAATGATTTGTTAGTCGAGTATCTTAAGCAGACCAATCCTGACCTAGACGATGAGGACATCAAGTTCGAGGTTGAGAGCAGGTACGCTTATAACGAAGACTACGACGACGCCAAGGAGGTGAAGTCAAAACAGATCGCAATGAAAAAAGATCTTGCCAAGGCCAAAGAGTACTTTAATAAACAGAAAGAACAGTACAAGCTCCCTCTTGAGTCAAGAGAAGGCTTTGTTCCAGAAAATGAAAAAGGTAACTACGAGGCTTTCAAGAAGTATTCCAAAGAGACCGAGGAAATGCAAAAGCAGCAGATGGAGCGCTCAGAGTTCTTTGCAAAGAAGACAGAAGAAGTCTTCAACGACAAGTTCAAAGGTTTTGAATTCAATGTCGGTGAGGGTGATGTATCTTTCAAACCTAGCAATCCCGAACAAATGAAGAAAGCTCAGTCCGATGTAAGCCAATTTATTGGATCGTTCTTAGATGAGAATGGTTTTATTAAAAACGCTGAAGCATATCACAAGTCAATTGCTGTTGCAATGAACCCAGACAGCTTTGCCAAGTTCTTTTACGAGCAAGGAAAAGCATCTGCCATCGATCAAGTAAGCAAGGAGTCTAAGAATATCCAGATGGATATCAGACAGACACCGCAGCCTACAGCGACAGGTGGATTCAAAGTAACTGCACTCGACAACGACCACGGTTCTGGACTACGTATAAAAACACGTAACTAAACAAAAAAAACTAAAAAACTAAACTATGGCTGGATCAGTTCAAGTGAGTCCCGGGTTTGCTATAACCCCCTCATCCGTTAAGGCAACATTGCCTTCTAACTACATTACCAACTTCGATTTCTTAAACCAGTATCTTCCTGATACCTACGAGAAAGAATTCGAGCGTTACGGTAATCGCTCTATCGCATCTTTCTTACGTCAAGTAGGAGCTGAGATGCCTTCTAACTCTGACCTTATCAAGTGGGCAGAACAAGGTCGTTTGCACACTAAGTATGCAAGCTGTACTTCTGGTGCTGCCGCAGGTTCAAGCACTGCTACATGGACTGTTGCTGATGCTACTATTACTGCGTGTAACTTCCGCATTGGTCAAACTGTATTCTTGTCTAACAACTCTGGTACTGCTAGCGACAAGGCTATCATCACTGCAGTATCTGGTTTGACTTTCACTGTAGCTTACTATGCTACTGGTGGTCAGACAATTGCTGTTTCTACTGCATCTACTGCATTCGTTTACGGTTCTGAATTCAGAAAAGGTAGCGCTGGTATGGAAGGTTCTTTGGAAGCTCAAGATACTTTCTTTGACAACAAGCCTATCATCATCAAGGACAACTACGAAGTATCTGGTTCTGACATGGCTCAGATCGGATGGGTAGAAGTTTCTACTGAAAATGGTGCAACTGGTTACTTATGGTACATCAAGTCTGAGCACGAAACTCGTTTGCGTTTCGAAGACTACATGGAAATGGCTATGGTAGAAGGTGTTCCTGCTGAAGCATCTTCTGGTGCTCTTAGCTACTTGTCTCCTAACCCTCCAGGTACTACTGCTGCTGGTACAAAAGGTTTGTTCTACACAGTTAACCAGCGTGGAAACGTTTGGGCTGGTGGAAACCCAAGTACTTTGGCTGACTTCGATGCTATCATCCAACGTTTGGACAAGCAAGGTGCTATCCAAGAGAACGTATTGTTCTTGAACCGTAACTTCAGCTTCGATATCGATGATATGTTGGCTGCTCAAAACAGCTACGGTGCTGGTGGAACTAGCTACGGTTTGTTCAACAACGACGAGAAAATGGCCTTGACTTTAGGTTTCTCTGGATTTAAGCGTGGATATGAGTTCTACAAGACTGATTGGAAATACTTAAACGATGCTGCTCTTCGTGGTGGTATCACTGGTGGTGAAATCAACGGTGTATTAGTACCCGCTGGTTCAACTACTGTTTACGATCAAGTTATGGGTAAGAACGCTAAGCGTCCATTCTTGCACGTTCGCTACCGTGCTAGCGAAACTGAGAATCGCAGATACAAGACTTGGGTTACAGGTTCTGCTGGTGGCGCTGCTACTAGTGACTTGGATGCAATGAAAGTTAGTTTCTTGTCTGAGCGTGCATTGTGCACCTTGGGAGCGAACAACTTCTTCTTGTTCAAGACTGCCTAATCTTAAATAGGTTATCACACATAAGGGGTGGGTACAATGTACTCACCCTTTTTGTTTATATTTGTACCAACAATTAAATCTACTTATGATAAAATCTACAAATGAGCTTAAGGACAGGATATTTGTCCTTACCTCCGACACCACCCCGTTAACTTACGTGTTGCCATCTCGTAACACTAGAAGGTTTGCACTACTCCACTTTGATGGAAAGACTAACCGTGCTCTTCGCTATGCAAGAAACCAAAAGTCAGTATTTGAAGACGAACAGGACGACAACGCAATTGTTGAGCCAGTTATCTTCGAGGATGGTGTATTAATGGTTCCAGCGAACAACCCCCTCCTGTCACAGTTTTTGGATATCCATCCACTGAATGGCCAAATCTTTATGGAGTTGAATCCAGAAAAAGAGGCTATGATCGACATTGAGGACATGAATGTAGAGCTTGACGCTCAGATCGCCGCTAGAAATATGGATCTAGATACCATGTTAGCTGTAGCTAGATTGGTATGGGGACCTGTAGTTGACACAATGACTACTCCAGAGTTGAAGAGAGACATCTTGTTATACGCAAGAGAGTATCCAATTCAGTTGCTAGAGATGTTGAATGACCCATCATTGACTGAGACAGCTTTAGCCTCTAAGGCTCTTTCTGAGGGATTGTTTGGCATGCGTAACAATAACCGTGAGATCTGGTTCAACATGACCGGAAACAAGCGTAAGTTGATGAACGTGCAGCAGGGTGAAGATCCTGTGTATGTTTTGACTGCATACTTAGAGTCTGCTGAAGGAAAAGAAGTATTGGAGATGGTGAAGTCTAAGTTATCGTAATTATACGTATATTTGTTGTATGGAAAAATTTTTAAGCATCCCAGTTACTAGCGAACAACGTCAGCTAGTTCAGGCTACAGGAATCATTTTGATTGAGCAAGCCTCTACAACTACAGTTACTATCGTTTACGGTGGTGGCAAAACTGTTACACTTACACATGCTACTGCTGGTGCAGGAGACGAGACACAGCGCGACGCAATTCAAAATGCCGTAGTTGCTGCTTTGGAGACTCCTTGGACTTATGTTGCATACACTGTATCTAACCTTCCCTACGCTGTTAGCGGAATTGCTGTAGCGTAAACATTAAGACTATTTAAAACTAAGGCCATCTCGAGAGGGGTGGCCTTTTTTTGTTATCTTTGTGAGAACATGATTAACACGGTTAGAAATACTGTTATGGCTATCATAAACAAGGACAACAACGGTTATATTACACCGGATGAGTTCAACTTGTTTGCCAAACAGGCTCAGCTAGAGATATTTGAACAACAATTTTACGATTACACTAACTGGGTTAATAAAAGAAACGCCAGAATGGCCAACGATGGATACTCAGATATTCAAAAACAAATTGCAGAGAAAATTGATAGATTTAGCGAGCAAGCGACTCTTACGTATAATTCTGGTGCCGGCGCTTTTCCTGCACCTTCTAATTCTTATTTCGTTAACGTTCTACTTTACGCTAACAAAGAGATTGAGTACGTGGCTCACACAAAAATTATGAACCTTATCTCGTCAAACTTGACGGCTCCCACTACATCGTACCCTGCGTACTATGAGAAGGAGAATTTCTATTATGTATATCCGAGCACAATCCAAACGAATGTCAGCGCTCTGCACGTTCGCTATCCTGTTGATCCTAAGTGGACATACTCTGTCGTGTCAGGGTCGCCTATATTCAACCAGTCAGCTGTTGACTATCAAGACTTTGAGCTTTCGGAAAGCTCACAAAACGACTTAGTTTTCAAGATCCTTTCATACGCTGGTGTTAATATCCGTGAGAACGATGTAGTTCAGTTCGCAATGGCCGGAGAAAACTCAGAGTCAACCAAGCAATCATAATGGCATATATAAGCAACCAACAATACTACTCAGACCCCAACAATAACGGGGAGTACCAGTATGTCAGCCTTGCTGACGTAGTGAATAACTTCATGCTTATGTATGTTGGTGACGACAAGTTGATCGGAACCGTAAACAGGTACAATGTGCTGTTCTACGCAAAGCGTGCGATCCAGGAGCTTAACTACGATGCGGCTAGGAATGTTCGCGTTCTTGAGTTTAGGATTGGCCCAGACCTTAAGTTAATACTGCCACCTGACTACATCAACTACGTTCGTATCTCATTGGAGAACGAGGGCGTGTTATTCCCGTTGTTTGAGAGCAAGACCGTAAACTACGCACAGACATACCTAAGAGACTCTAGCGACAATATCCTATACGACATGAACGGAGAGGTTATTACGGGCACGTCCGAGCTTGACATGAAGAGAATCCAAGGGTATCCAAGGGAATTGTTCACTGGCGACGCTTGGGCAAACGGAAGATATGGATGGCTTGTAGATGGGTATTGGTACTTTAACTACGACTTGGGCGGATACTTCGGCCTGAACGGAGAGACTGCCAACGGAAATCCGAACTTCAGAATCGATCAAGGATCTGGCGTGATCAACTTCAGCTCTCAGATGTCGGATCAATTATTGGTGATGGAGTACATCTCCGATGGTCTTGAGAACGGGGACGACTCATTGGTCAAGGTAAACAAGTTTGCCGAGGACTTCATGTATAGCTATATCAAGTGGTGTATTTTAAACAATCGTGTTGGAGTACAGGAGTACATCGTTCGTAGAGCGAGAGAAGAGAAGTCAGCCCTTCTTCGCAACGCAAAGATTAGGATGAGCAACTTGCACTCTGGTAGATTGTTGATGGTATTACGAAATCAATCTAACTGGATTAAATAATGCAAATAACAAGGTCGCTGGTATCCGGCATAATGAATAAGGACCTAGACGAGCGTCTAGTTCCAAACGGGCAGTATCGTGACGCCCTGAACGTAACCGTAGGAACCTCTGAGGACGCCGGTGTTGGCGCTGTAGCTAACGAGCTAGGTAATACACAGGTAAGCGGACTAGCTGCCGCTGCGACTGCTTTTTCTGGAAGTGCATTCTCTTTGGCCGGGGCCAAGACGATTGGCTCTATAGCTGTCCCTGCTGAGTTCTTGATTTTCTGGTTTGTTAAGGCTGTCACGGGCAATATCATCGCATCGTACAATTCACAGACAGGCCTTACATCCATTATTGCAATGGACACTAGGGCTGGCTCTAGTAATGTATTGAACTTCAATTCTGAATACTTAATCACTGGCGTAAACTATATCAGTGATCTATTATTCTGGACAGATAACTTAAACCCACCGAGGAGGGTTGACACAAAGACCTTCTACGCTTACAACAACTTCACACAAGACGATATCAATGTCATCGTAAAGCCACCATTAACGGCTCCTACACTAGCCTTTAGAGATGATTCAAGTGTGTTGTCTAATAACATCAAGGACAAGTTCTTGTACTTTGCTTACAGATATAAGTACATGAATAACGAGTACTCTTCATTCTCTCCATTCTCAGAGGTTGGATTTCAACCAAGCGAATTTACTTTTGACTATGGCACCGGAGTCAACAAGTCAATGCAGAACAAGTGGAACATTGTAGACATTTCATTTTCTACTGCTGGATCAAACATTAAAGAGATTCAACTGTTATTTAAGGACTCTGCGAGTACAAATGTAAACGTCATTGAGAACTTAGTATTGTCGGACTTGGTATTGGGGAATATTCAAGGTGTTACGTACAACCAAGGAGCCCAAACTGCCAAGTTCTCTGGGTTTGCCAACAACAAGGTTTATGGTGTATTGCCGTCAAACCAACTAACAAGGTTATTTGATAACGTACCGTTAAAGGCAAAGGCTCAAGAGTTAATCAGCAGCCGGATTATCTACGGAAACTATACCCAGTTCTACAACATTGTATCCATAACTGGAAAGGGCATTGTTCCAAACTACTCCGTAAGTATTGTTAGCGAGGCCAGGATAGCTGGAAATGTCAATAAGCCTATTAAAACACTCCACTCTGACAGGGGATACGAGGTTGGCATATCCTACATGGACGACTACGGTAGAATGAGCACCGTATTAACATCAACTACAAATACAGCAAGTGTTTCATCGACAAACTCAGATACAAGCAATTACTTAAAGGTTAACATAATAAGTGAGGCTCCTGCATTTGCTACTAAGTACAGAATATTTGTAAAGCAAGCAAAGGGACAGTACTACACCATATTCCCAAATATTTTTTATACTGATGGAATATATACGTATTTCATGATCAACGAGTCTGACGTGGACAAGGTTCACGCCAATGACTACATTGTATTCAAGTTAAACCCTAATGGAATTACGTACAGCAATAAAGAATTCAAAGTACTTGATGTAGGTGTAAAAGAAAAGGACTTTTTAAACAACAAAAAGAACCAGATATCTGGTGTGTACATGAAGGTAAAGACCGATGGAAACGTTGCGTTTTCTCCCACAAACCTACTTGTAAACAAGACAACAAGTTTCGGCGCCAACTCTGCGAGAGCATCTAGGTTTGGTGTTCTTGGGTTTAGTTGTTCAACCTCTGCTGTAGCTATAAACCCCATACTAAATGCACACTCCTTTTCTGAAGATCCCATTTTTTATGGGTCTGGGAGTAACGACCTAGCTACAGTTTCAAAGACAAGCATTGTACCAACAGATAGACGTATATACATAGAAATTGATGGTAGAACTGCGGCTGGTATAGACACATTTAAATATTACGTAACGTCAAGAGATGTTGCAGGAGGTGTCATTGCTCAAAACGTACCTATAACAGCGTTAAATCAAGTCTTAGTAGCACCGTTTGTAAATATTTGTACAATTAGATTTGCAAAAACAACTGGACATGAGGTTGGAGACGCTTGGAGAATAAATCAAAGGGCTGAATGGGGTAGCGCANAAGCCAATACCGTATTTAATGGGCCGCTTATATTTAGAGGTGATTCTGATGGATTTGGTGGAGTTGCCTCAATACCAAAAGACGCAACTGCTATTAATGGGGGTGCGGTTATCACTATTAAGATAAACGAGACAAGGGTTGCCGGTGGAGAGGGACAGCCAGAACAGACATTTATATCGTCAAGGGATTATGTAAACATTGAAGAATGGTTTTTTGAAGATGGCATTTACGAGAAATTTGTAATGACTGCTAGAAATCAGAACCAGGGGGCAGTAACAGTATTTTTCAGAAGGTGTAGCGGATACACAGTTGTTCAAAACGGAGGTCAATCTGTGACTCAGGTAAATCAAACAGACAATGGTGACATTAGAATGTTTATCCGTGGACATGCAGATGCAGATAGCGACGAGTTTAAGAGCGGTAATTTTGGACGTTGTTTTAGAGCAATCCTTACAGTTGACTGCACAATTACACAGTCAAAGAACAAGACCATAATCGAGACACAGCCAAAGAATACAGACATTGACATATACCACGAGACAGAGACATTCGCGGTTACTAATGGTCTGCACTCTGGAACAAATGGTCAAAACCAATCTAGAGACACAGCGGGAACCATCCGGAAACCTGCAGTAGTAGACTTGGTGAATGTATACAATGCGTACTGTTTTAGAAATGGTGTTGAGAGCGATCGTATTCGTGATGACTTTAATGGATCGTACATGCAGTACAGTCCACGTGTTTCTTCTACGATTGAGAATTATGAGCAGGAACGTGTTCCACACGGACTGACTTACAGTGGTGTTTTCAGACAGGACACCGGAACAAACAGATTAAACGAGTTCAACCTATCTACTGCCAACTTTAAGTACGTTGACCGTTTCTTTGGAAGCATTCAAAAACTGTACGCTCGTGACACAAACTTGATTGTATTCCAAGAGGACAAGATATCTACCGTTCTTTACGGAAAGAACTTGCTAAGTGACTCTACCGGTGGTGGAGCTATCGCTAGCATACCAGAGGTCCTAGGAACGCAGATCTCCTTCGTTGGCGAGTACGGTATCAGTCTAAACCCAGAGAGCTTTGCTACTTGGGGGAACGACATGTTCTTTACAGATGCAAGGCGTGGCGTTGTATTGACCATATCTGGAAATGACCTAGGAGAGATTTCTATCCAAGGGATGAAGGACTGGTTCAGAGACTTGTTCATTGAAGGAACCAACAAGCAGAAGATCGGGGTTCTAGATCCGTACAGTCAAATGTATGTACTAACCTCGAACGACATTACGTCTAGTCCTTGTCAACTGTCTATATCTCCGCTATCGGTAACTTTACCAAATCAGGTACTCACAAACCCCGTAAACATATTTGACATTCAATCTAACTCAGGATGGGTGATCACCGGGATGCCGGTATGGATGACCGTATCTCCATCGAGTGGAACAGGGGATCAAGACGTTATGGCAGACATTGCCACAAATAATACACTGGTTACAAGAAGTGCGGTTCTTACAATTACAGCTTCTTGTGGAAATGTAGTCACATTCACTGTGATTCAGACAGGAAAGCAACTTGTAAGAAGAGGAAGCGTAGTTATTGGTGGAAGCGGAGACAGTGGGACTGTCAGTACGCAGAAGTACAACTACAGCAGCTCTGGGACACTTGGATACGAGTTTACAGATACATCCTTTACTCCGGCTCCGGTCAGCTTGTTCAATACGTTTGGCGCTCCTGGAGGTACCGATGGCGTTCCAAACCCTGGAGACACGGTTACATTGTATGCGTATACTACCACTACTAGCCCCTCTGGAATCCCAGCAACCCCATTTTTACCGGGCCTTGGAAACAAAGCGTACTACTTGGTGTCTAATACACAGTACACAAATGCAGACTACTTGACAATGTTGTCTCTTGCGACTCCCGTCACAATGACACTTGCTGGCTCTGAGTATAGCGGAACATTCACGTATCTTACGCCATCCAATGAGCAGTACCTGTACTTGCTTTGGGACTACAGAAACATCATAGCCTGCGGAGCTACCGCATCTTACTCTGGAACTGCATTGACATCTGAGACTACAGTAACCACTGGATCTGCAAATGGAAATATTACATTCAACTATGACGCTCAGTCTACACCTGACAGGTTTGTTATTACATTGAATGGTGGTGTAGTTGCAGATAGTGGCTATGTTGGGCTTAATAGCTCCGCTAACTACAATGCGCTGATCGCGGCTGGCGTTGACGCTAGCGACATCAAGTTAGTTTCTCCATATGATGGACTTGTTAATAACAGCACAGGAACCTTGAAGTTCACCAAAACTCAAGCCGGAAACCCAACACTGACTGTTTACTCTCCACTATCATCAAATGGATGGAGCGTTGTTACTGCGTGTGCGAGTTTGAATACCGTAACAATTGATACCACAAATGG